CCGTGCGGCTCGACGGCATAAAGCGTTCGCGCGGCCACAAGGGTCTGGATGTTTTTTGCGTGCCCGCACTGGAGGCGGCGGCAGAGGTTGAGATTCATAGGGCCACTGTATTGCTGCGGTGCGCTGGCATCAATCCGCTGGCACGCCCAGCACGAGACGAGGAGTCGGAATGATTAACACAAGCACCGTTGCGAATTCGCAAGTGGATTTGTTTGGCACGCCCGTCAAGGATGTCAACCGGGATGCTTTGGGCTTTTTGATCTGGTTTGCCAAGGATTCAAAAGGGCAGCCGTTTAGCAGTGAGCATGTCACGCTGTCGGCAATGGAGCAGGGCATTGTGTTTGATGATCTGCGCAGCTGGGGCCATGTGTTCATCCAGGCTGCCAAGGAGGGCTACATCCGGCGCAGTGATGTGCTGTTTGCACGCAGCATGGGGAACAGGTCGCTGGCGCCTGGTTGGGTGGGGTGCTGAGATGAACTATTACCCGTTTCACATTGGCGACTATCTGAGCGCCACACGGCATTTGAGCTGGGAAGAGGATGCAGCGTATCGCCGCCTTCTCGACACGTATTACACGACAGAGAAACCTTTGCCGGCTGAGTTGCGGGCGGTGTGGCGCCTGGTGTTGGCCACCACGGACAGCCAGCGTGAAGCGGTCAGGATTGTGTTGGATGAGTTTTTTGAGTTGACGCCTGATGGCTGGATAAATCACCGTGCTGATATCGAAATTAGTGCCATGCGCGAGAAGCAGCAGAAGCAGCGAGATCGCGCAAACAAGCGCTGGCATAAGCCAGACGCAAAACAAACCAATGCACCGGCAATGCCACGGCATGAAGAAGTGCATGCCACGGCATCAGAAAAAAATGCCAATGCAATGCCACCAACACCAACACCAACACCAACACCAACACCAATAACAATAACAAAGAAGACAAGCGCTATCGCGCCGCCAGTCGGCGTTGCAGATTCGGTGTGGTCTGATTTTTGCCAACACCGAAAAGCCAAGGGCGCAAAGCTGACGCAAACCGCAATGGACGGAATTGCGGCAGAAGCCAGCAAGGCAGGGTGGTCGATCGAAAACGCTTTGCGGGAATGCTGCGCAAGGGGGTGGACAGGGTTCAAGGCCGATTGGGTTGCGGACAAGCCCAAGGCACGCGAATCGCCAAGCGGAGAGACAGCTTACCAGCGCTTGATGCGCGAACGGGTGGCCGAGTTCAGCCCAGCCATTGCCCGCAAAGCGCCAGGCGCATACCCATTGGAAAACATGATTTTGGAGGCTGAGAATGTCACTGCCATTGCCGGTAATTGAGCGCTTGTTTGCCCGTTTGAATGCGACGTATGGGCGCGATTTTATGGGGCGCTACGAAGGGCAGGATGCGGCTTCGGTGAAGACCTCATGGGGGCATGAGCTGGATGGCTACAGCCAAAACCTTAAGGCATTGGCCTGGGCGCTGGAAAACCTGCCAGAGCGGCCGCCCAACGTGATCGAGTTTCGCAGCCTGTGCAGGCGCGCACCATTGGCGCAAATGCCAGCACTGCCAGAGCCAAAAGCCGATCCAGCCCGAGTGGCCGCAGAGTTTGCCAAGCTGGCCCCGCTGCGCGTCAAGACATCAACCGACGGTGGCCATGGCATGAAGGCCTGGGCGTACCGGCTCAAGGAGCGCCATGAGGCTGGCGAGCGGCTCAATGCGAACCAGATCAGGTGTTATCGCAATGCGCTTGGTCTGCTGGAGGCGGCATGACCCATGCCATGCGAATGCTGCGAAAGAGCGCGGAGCTTTTTGGACTACCGCATGTTCAGCCCGGCTTGTCTGCATTGCGGGGCCAGGATCATCCAGCTGCTGGGGCGGATGCCGATAGCGCAGTCGGAGTGCACCAGGCGCAGGCGCGAGAACCTGGCCGACTGGGTGGCTTGGGGACACAGCGAGGCCGAGATTCGCAGGCTGGTCAAGGGGCCGCTGGCCATTGCGCCAGAGCCAGAGCAGCCCAAGAAAGCCAAGGGTAGAGCGTGACGAATCAGCGTGATGTTGATGTTGATGATCTGCCTGTTGGCAGCAGGGTGATGACGCCAACCGGGCGCATTGGCACGGTGGTGAAGCACCGCGGGAACGAGAGTAAATTGGATTGTTTTTTGCGTGTGACGGTGCATATTGATGGCGGCGGCCGGCACGATTTGGTGACGCTGCAGCCGAAGATTTTGAAAAAATGTCAATCATGATTTTTACCCTGCCATGGCCACCTGCTGGCTTGAGCCCAAACGCGAGAGGCCATTGGGCGAAGACCGCCCGGTTGAAGAAGGCGTATCGCGAGGCTTGTGCCTGGACAGCAAAAAGTCAGGGCGCGCGGATGTTGGATGCCAAGGCGCTGCATTTGACTCTGACGTTTGTGCCGCCGACGCGCCGGGCCTATGACCTGGACAATGCGCTGGCCCGGATAAAGAGCGGCCTGGATGGCGTGGCTGATGTGCTGCAGGTGGATGATCGGCATTGGAGCCTGACGATTCGCAAGGGCGATGGCATTGGCGGGTTTGTGCAGGTTGAGGTGGGGCAATGAGCAGGCAGATGTCGGCCAAGCAACAGGCGTTTGTTGCCGAGTACCTGGTGGACCTGAATGCCACGGCAGCCTATAAGCGCGCAGGGTACAAAGGCACCGGTAACACGGCGGAGGTGAATGCGTCGAAATTACTCAGGCACGCTAAGGTGTCTGTTGCCATTCAGGGGGCCATGAAAAAGCGCGCGGATGACCTGGAGATCAGTGCCAAGTATGTGCTGGAAAGCATCAAGCGGGTGGCTGAGGCGGCCGAGTTTGAGGGCAAGTTTTCTGATGCGTTGCGCGGCTATGAGCTGCTGGGTAAGCACCAAAAGCTGTTCACCGACAAGACTGAGGTGACTGGCAAGGATGGCAAAGACCTGAATCTTGCCCCGTCTGGCGTGCTGGTGGTGCCTGGTGCGATGAATGAGCAGGACTGGGAGAAGATGATGGCCAAGCAAGGGGGCCACGTTTGACCACGCGTTGGGCGCCGCTGCCTGGCGCGCAGTTTCAATTTTTGACGTGCCCGATTTTTGAGGCGTTGATGCATGGCACCCGTGGCGGGGGCAAGACGGACACGCTGCTGATGAGCTTTGCGCAGCATACCGGCAAAGGCTGGGGCCAGCATTGGCGCGGCGTGTTGTTTCGCCTGACCTACCCGCAACTGGCCGACGTGGTGGCCAAGAGCAGGCGCTGGTTCAGCCAGTTCTTTCCGCAGGCCAAGTTCAACAAGTCGGATTACTACTGGGAGTGGCCGGACGGAGAAATGCTGTTTTTCCGCTACGGCGCGAGCGAGGATGATTACTGGAATTACCACGGCCACGAATACCCATGGCTTGGTTTTGAAGAGCTGACCAACTGGCGCGACCTGAGCTTTTACGAGGCGATGCAATCAACCTGCCGGTCTTCGTTTCCTGGCATGCCGCGCATGGTGCGTGCTACCTGCAATCCGTTTGGCAAGGGTCACGGTGCGGTGAAGGAGCGTTTTCAGTTGGGGCAGGGCGGCGTGCCGTCTGGCAAAGTGATCAAGGAAGAGGGCGAAAAGCCGAGAGTAGCGATCAGGTCAAGCATTTTTGAGAACACGGTGTTGCTGTCCAACGACCCGGATTATTTGCTGACGTTGCAGTCGCTGAAAGACCCAAACCGGCGCAAGGCGTGGCTGGAGGGCGACTGGGATATTCATGTGGGGTCGTTCCTGGAGGGGGTGTGGGATGCGAAAAAGCATGTGGTGGAGCCGTTCACGATTCCGTCAAGCTGGAAAGTGTGGAAGTCGATGGATTGGGGTTATGCCAGGCCCTATGCCGTGCTGTGGTTCGCCATGGATCCGGATGGTTGTATTTTTGTGTGGCGCGAGCTGTACGGCGGCGGTGACAAACCCAACGAGGGCAGCCGTGAGGACGCGGTGAAGGTGGCGCGAAAGATCAAGGCTGTGGAGGAGCACGACGAGCGTCTTGGGTATGAGTACCGGATGAATTTAGCCGATCCGTCGATTTTCAGCCGTGCCGGGTCTGACCGGTCGATTGGGCAGATTTTTCGCGAGACCGGCGTGAAGTGGCAGGAGGCGTGGAACGCCAAGGGCAGCCGGGTAAATGGTGCGCAAGAGGTGATCAGGCTGCTGGCCGAGGACAAGCTGAGGTTTTTCAAGACGTGCAAGCACGGCATCCGAACGGTGCCGAGCCTGCCGCCATCGGACAACAACCCGGAAGACGTTGACACCGATGCCGAAGACCACTGGTGGGACGCGCTGCGCTATGGCGTGATGCGCAGGCGCCGCAACCCAGAGGCTGAACAAAAGTCCGAAGCTCTGGATGAACCGACATACAAACACGATGACGATATGTTTTACCTGAAAGTGTGAGCCATGGACGACCAAAACCAACCCGACCAAAAGGGCGAGAGCCTGACCTACCGCGAGACGCCAGAGACGGATGATCTGGCCAAGAAGTGGGGACAACGCATTGCTGGTGCGCGCCAGCATTGGGACAAGTTTCACAAGCGGGTGCGGCACAACCGCGCGACAGTGGCCGGGTTTGACTGGCAGGCCGACCCAAGGAGCAGTGATTTTTACAAGCTGCGTGCCAATTTGATTCAAGGCACGATCACCGCTGTTTTGCCCAACATCTATGCACGCAACCCGGAGATTTCCGCGATTCCGCTGCATAAAGCCAGCCACTTGAAGCTGATGTGCGAGACGCTGGAGACGGTGACGAACCGCCACCTGGATCGCGCTGACCTGAAAGGCCGCGCCAAAGCTACGGTGCGCAGTGCGCTGACCAGCTCATTCGGCGCAGTCAAGGTGATGTACCAGCGCGATATCCGCAACGACCCGATCATTGTGGCGCGCATCAACGACACCCAGGACAACATCCTGGAAGTGGAGCGCTTGCTGGCTGACCTGGACGACCCGGATCAGCGTAGCGGCATGGAGGCCAAGCAGGCAGAGCTCAACGAGTTGATGGCCGCGTTGAATGAGCAAGTGGAGATCACGGCGGCTGAGGGGCTGGTGATTGACCGGGTGATGACGGATAACCTGCTGATTGACCCGGGTGTGTGCGAGTTCTGGGATTACAGGGATGCGGACTGGCTGTGCCAGGTCATCCCGATGAAGAAGAGCCAGGCTGAGGCGACGTATAAGCTCAAGCTGGACAAGGCCAAGGCCTACCAGGACAGCCAGCAAATGCCCAAGAAAGACGGGCGGTTTGCCAGCGCATCGTCGAGTCTGGAGGAGGACCGCCAGATTGCGATACTGGAGATTTGGGACAAGAACACCCAGCGCGTTTACACCATGGCCGAGGGCTGCGACTACTGGTTGCGCGAGCCGTATAGCCCGCCCAAGGCTGGCGAGCGGTGGTACCCGTTTTTTCTGCTGCCATTCCAGGTGGTGGACGGCCAGTTTGTGGCGCCCAGCCTGGTTGACCTGACTGAGCGACTGCAGGATGAGCATAATAATGCGCGCGATCGTTTCAACAAGCACCGCGACCTATGCTTGCCGGGCTGGATTGCCGGGGGCGACATCAGCGAGAAGTCGATCAAGCGCTATACCGACAGCGACATTGGCGAAATTACCATCATCGACACCGAAGGCAAACCGCTGCAGCAAGTGATTGTGCCGCGCCAGCATCCGCCAATTGACCCGCAGGTGTACGACACGTCAGCCGTGCGGTATGACTGGGAGCAAGTCACAGGGATGCAGGACGCGGCGAGATCGAGCGTGGTGAATCCTAAAACGGCCACTGAGGCCAACATCATGCAGCAGAGCCTGAGTGGGCGCGTGAGTGAGTTTCGCGATCAGGTGGAGGACTGGCTGCAGGAGTTGGCGCAGTATGCCGCGCAAATCCTGCTGTTTGAGCTGACGCCGCAGCAGGTCGAGCGCATTATGGGACCGGCTGACGTGCAGATGATCGACACCCCCATGGGCAAAATGGAGTCGCCCGTCAAGTCATATGACTGGCCTGAGCTGAGTCGCGAAGAAGTGTTTGACATGATCGCCATGAAGATCAGGGCGGGGACAACGGGCGCGCCAGACAAGGTGGCGCAGCAAGACAGTTGGGCGAAGGTGCTGCCGATTGTGCAAGGGCTGGTCACGCAAATCATGCAGGTGATGAGCGCTGGCGCGGATGCTGAGCCGCTGGTGAATTTGCTGCGCGAGACCGTCAAGCGCTTTGATGAGCGGCTCGAAGTGGACCAGTTCATACCCAAGATGCCACCACCGCAGCCGCAGCCACAGCCACAAGCAATGCAGCCGCCTGGGTTGCCGCCCGGGGCGCCAGCGCCAGCCATGTAGTCAACCCACTTTAAACCACGACAAGGAACCACCATGCTAATCTGGAAACAACGCCTGTTCTCGCGCTTGATGAAGCCCGCTGACGATGAGGGCGGCGACCTGGGCGGCAGCCTCAGCGCCACCGAGACCGCCATGGATGCCATTGGCGGGCAAGATGCAGCGACACCGGCAGACACGCCTGCCGAGACATCGGAGACCGCCGAGCCCAGTGCCGACGAGCCATCCAAGCCGGGTGCGCGCACAGCCGCCCTTCTGGATGAGCTGACCGACGACCCCAATGAGCCAAAGGCCGAACCAGAGGGCGAGAAGCCAGCAGAGGAGGCCAAGGCACCAGAGGCAGAGGAGGCCAAGGCACCAGAGGCAGAGGAGGCCGAATTACTGGAGGGGGTGAAGTCAGAGCGCGGCAAGGAGCGCATCAAGCAGGTGTTTGCCGAGAAAAAGCAGCTTGAACAGGATATTGGCGAGTTCCGTGAGCTGGTGAAGTCCACCGGCATGAGCCCGCAAGAGTTTGCCCAGACGCTGGAGTTTGGCCGCCTGATGAGTAGCGGCGATGAAAAGAATCTGCGTGTGGCACTGGAGATGGTTGAGGGCCAGCGTGCCGCGCTGTACCAAAAGCTGGGAGTGGAGGCCCCAGGTATTGATTTGCTGACCGGGTACGACGACCTGAAATCAGCCGTTGACAACATGGAGATCACCCGCGACAAGGCGGTGGAGCTGGCCAAGTACCGCAAACAGCAGTCCGATATGCAGCAGCACCAGCAAGTGCAGCAGCAAAGCATTCAGGAGCAACAGCAGTACGAGAGAACCGTACAACAGGCGGCCGGGTCCATGGAGCAGTACCTGGAGACGCGAAAGAATGAGATCGATCACCCGGCGCGCATGAAGGCGATTACCGAGCATTTCAAGAACCCGGCCAACCTGCAGCAGTTTGTCAGCACCTACCGGCCAGAGCAGTGGGCAGCTACGGTCAAGATGATGTATGACAACATTCAGGTGCCGCGCGTGCAAACCCCAGGCCCGCAGCCGATCAGATCACGTCCAACCATGCTTGGAGCGCCTGCCGCCAGCGCTGCGACGCCGATTGATCGCATTGCGCAGCGCATGGAAAGCATGGGGTTGTGAACAAATATCCAGCAATGGCTTGACTGGCTTCAATAATTCGCCCACCAGTACCGCATCAAAGTGCCGGGTAGCCCGGGGGTCGCGTAAGCGGGGATCGACATCCGCACCAGGCCAGCCAGTATTTCGATGCGGAACACGCCGAATTTGTCGCTGCATCGCCGGAGTCGCGTCCGGTAGCGCATGGCGCACCAAGGCAAGCCGTACCCGAGTCGCGCCGGGAGCCTTGTGCCGCTAAAAACCGGATTTGCGTTCCGGGACGGTGTGAAAGGTAGTTGTTTTTCAACCTTTCATTTCGGAGCAGCACTATGCCTATTTCAGCCGGTGATCTGCAAGAGTTGGCCAAGGTTTCCTTGGACGAGTACTTGCGCAATATTCCCGTGGATCAGATCGCCACGGAACGACCCCTTCTCAAGAAGCTCATGTCTGGTCGCAAGACCTTTCTGGGCGCCAAACAAAACATCGTTGAAAACGTTCGCAAGACCTATGGCAGCAATTTTGCCTGGGCCTACGGCGAAGACGCTGTGGCGTTCAACAAGCGCAACACCACCGAGCAGGCCGCGTTCCCGTGGCGTCGTGCGGTGGATGGCTTGTACTTGGATTACGACCGCCTGTTTGGCAACGGCATCAAGGTTCGCGAGGGCGAGCGCGGTGCATTCAAGCTTGAGCAGAACGAAAAGGTTCAGCTTTTGAATCTGCTGGACGAGCAGATGGAGGCCCTTAAAGAAGGCTTCATGCAGAAGATGGACTTTGAGATGCACCGTTCCGGCATCGCCGACACCGATGCCATCGTGGGCCTGGACACCCTGATTTCTGTGGCGCCAACCACTGGAACCGTGGGCGGCCTGGACCGCGCAACCGCCACTTATTGGCGCAACTACGCCGAGACCGGTATTTCCGTCGCATCCGTGGGCACTTTGGCCCAGAAGATGGAACTGGCCTGGCGCAAGTGCATCAAGAACGGCGGCTCGCCCGACTTCATCCTGGCCGGTGGCGACTTCATTGACGCCTACCGCAAGGAGATCACCGTCACCAACAACGCCAACGCAAACAGCGTGAAGCAGTTGGATGCGGGTGTTGGCTCTGGCGTGAACACAGGGATGTACTTCAAGGGTGTGGAGATCATCTGGGATCCGCAGTTTGAGGAATTGCAGACCCTGGAGGCGCCGTTGGTGTCGTGGAACAAGCGCGCTTACTTCATCAACACCAAGTTCATGAAGTACCGCGATGACGACATGGACATCGTGACGCCGGTGCGCCCGCACGACACGCTGGCCATGTATGCCATGGTGAACCTGCGCTGCGCGCTGTCGATCAGCCGTGCCAACGCGCACGCTGTGCTGGCTATTGCCTGATAGCCACCCCCTGAACCCCGGCCTGGTGCCGGGGTTTGTCAATTTCTTGGAGAAAACCCTATGAGCAAGATCAATATTCCCATGGTTGAAGTCATGATCCGCCGTGATGCCAACACCATCACGCCCGTGGCTGTGCCGCCTTACGAGCTGACCATGCTGCGCCAAATGTTTGGCAAAGAAAACGTCGTTGGCGACAAGGTGGTGGGCTACATCGATATAGACCCGTCCGCAGAGTTTGAGCGCCTGAGTGCCAAGTACGGCACACAGAAGGTCATCAAGGTGTATGGCGACGATGGCGGCGAGCGCCTGGCAGAGCAGGTAGAGAAAGCCGCGGTGAAAGCGCAGAAGGCCACCAAAACCGCTGACAAAGCCACCGAGTAAAGGAGCACGACCATGGCGCAGCCGCAAGCCTATAACCGCGAAGTTGATTTCACCGAGCGCGACGGTGACGACACCAATCACGCAGGTATCAACGCCGAACTGGACGCTGCTGCGCTGTCGGTCAACAAAATCAGGGATAACCTGGTATTGCTGCAAAAAGATGATGGCAGTCTGCAAAATGACATTGTTACCGCTGAGTCGCTGGCCCCATCAGCTTTTGAAGCCGTTCTCGTCGTCACTTCTCAGGCTACACAAGATGCCCAGAACTCGGCGCAATCCGCGCTGACATCAGCCATCACGGCAGGTAATTTCGCAACGTCGTCCAGCGACTCGGCTGCTGCGGCGCTGGCATCGCAAAACGCGGCTTCCTTGAACGCCACTTCTGCATCTAACTCGGCCATTGCGGCAGCAGCGTCGCAGGCTGGAGCTTCGGCAAGCGAACTGGCAGCCGCGACTTCTGCATCAAACATTCTTGCCATTGAGCTGACATCAGCCGCCAATGCAGCAGCAGCTTTGCTAAGCGAGCAGGCGGCACTATCCTCAGCCAACGCAGCGGGGAGTTCGGCAACGTCTTCCAGCGACTCGGCTGCTGCGGCACTGGCATCGCAAAATGCTGCGGCGCTGAGTGAAACGTCTGCGGCCAATTCGGCTGGCGCGGCTGCGGCGTCTGCGCTTACCGTTACCGAGGTTGCCGACGTAGTTGACAATCTGGCAGCTATCAGCAATGTGAGCACCAACATGGCGGCTGTTACTGCGGCCGTTACCAGTGCCGACGCAGCGCTCAGTAGTGCTACAGCCGCCGCTGGCAGTGCAGCAGATGCCGAAACAGCCCGTGCGAACGCGGTTATTGCCCAGAACAACGCCGTTGCCGTGGTGACCGGGGGTACCGCGTCGCTGACTGCGGCTGCCACAAAGATACCGATCTCTGATGCGGATGCCATGCTGGATGCGAGCTGGCTGGAAAACAACCAGACTTACCAGCGCGTGACCGGGGCGGTGGCTTATGCCACTGACCTGGCGGGTCTTGCTGTGCAAGGTAGCGCTCAGGCCGAAGAGGTTGCTAGCAATGCCGTAGATGCCGCAAACGATGCAGTGGACTACGTTGATGGCGTAGTGGCAGGCTTTGAAGCCAAAGAAAATTACCTTTACGGTGCCGCGCAGTATGCGATGGACGTCGCAGGCCAAGCAACATCCCCATTGGTGCTAACACCAGGCACGCCATCGGGCACCAGCGTGGGCAATCCGGGCAACGTGGCTTTTGACGCCAGTTACCTGTATATCTGCGTGGAAAAAAATGTCTGGAAACGGGTGGCCCTGGCCGCGTTTTAATTAACAAAAGGAACTCAAGATGGCTAACTACAAAGAAACGGATATTACCGGCTCCAGCTATACCCGGTGCAATCAGGTGCTGATCAACAACGCCCTGGACGTGACGCCAACAGTGCATTTTGACGAGCAGATGGTGGTGTTGCTTGAGACAGGCGGCTCCATTGTCAGGGGCGCCGGGGGTATTGATGTGGTGTTTGACCCGGCAAAAAGCATCGCGCTGATCAACCCCGCCACTGGCGAGCCAACAGGCAGCAGCATTAGCTACGGTGAGCTGTATGCCATGCTGTACAGCGCCTACATTGACGCGGCCTTAGCGCGTGATGCCGAACAACCCCTTGAAACCATTGGAGCGTAAACCATGGCACTTACCATTCTCACCCCTGATACCCTGCGCAAGCAGGTTGAGGCAGCAAGCAAAGGACAAAATACGGTGCACTACACCGCCAAAGGCCAGCCGAGTTACTTTTATGTGATGGCAGCTTTTGATGATTCTGTGAGTAGTGCCCTGCACCCGGCGTTTAATCTGGCTGACAGAAGCGGCACGGGCAACACCGCCAAAGGTGAATTGTTTTTTGGGATGCACCCCGGCACTGTGCGCAATGGCGAATTACTCAGCCTACCCGGCGAGGTGCCGCAGGTTAGCGTTACCCATGACAATTTTGTGAACTTGGCCAATGCCTGCAATGGCGGCACAGCGGCTGGTTTTCACCTGGCCAACAATGTTGAGTGGGCAGCAGTGCAGCAAATGGTTTTGGCGCAGGGCTTTATGCCAAACGGCAACAACAACTACGGGCGCAGCATTGAAAACCTGAGTGAACGCGGTGTTGCTGCAACCGGGGTGAATGCCGGGCGGATTGCTGCGCCGACCGGTACCGTAACCAACGCAACGCTGACTGGCTCTGGCCCGAGCAGCTGGCGCACTGGCAATAGCCCGTTTGGTATTGCCGATTTGAACGGCAACGTGTGGGAATGGTCGCCTGGTATGCGCGTGAACAGCGGCGAGATCAACCTGATCAGCTTTGATGGCACCACGGCAGGCAACCCGGCCCAAGCAATTACCGAAGACCTGCACGCGACGACGGGTAAGTGGTACGCCATTGACGGTGCCACCGGCGCTTTGGTAGCGGCCACCCTGGGCGCACCGGTTGCAGGCAGCGTGCGCTACGCCGCAGCTACCAGTGGTACCGCAGATTACACGCTGTACCGCAACAGTGGTGGTAGTTTTGAGGGCATGGTCAACAGCACCGGGGCGAATCCGGTTGGCGCGGCGGCGCTGGCCTTGGTAAAAACCCACGGCTTGTACCCTATTGCCAGCGTTTTGGGGGGCGATGGCTTTTGGCTTAGCGTAGCTGGTGAAATGTGCCCGCTCCGTGGCGGTCATTGGAGCTACGCGGCGAATGCTGGGGTGTTTGCGCTTTATTGCAGCAGCACGCGCGCCGCTACGGGCACGGCCTTTGGCGGGCGGCTGGCCTTGCTGCTCTGAGTACCCGAGCGATA